TACAAAGTCTAACAGCTTTTGCGCTTTTTCTTCAGGCTTATCACTCCCTGACACTTCTACTGCCCCACGAATACCCGCAGTAACTTCTTTCCCCTCATCATTATGTTTCACCCATACAATGTGTGGCTCCTCATTCGCATTAGCTATCTCTATTGCTTTAGCTATTCGCTGGTCTTTGGTTCGTCTTAACTCCTTATTGAAATCAGTAGCTGATACAGCTAAACTTGGAAATAACATACCATTGCTAAAGTCATTTTCAGTGATAAGCTGATGTTCCTTGTATATCACCTCTGATAAGTCATATCCCTGCATTTGGTAACCTATATCAGCGGGATTGGTTAGCATTATTGCCCAATCTGATACGAACTGGTAGAACTTCTCAACTGCATGCCCTTTTAATCGCCATTTGCTCGTGTGGTCTTGGTCATTGATAAAGTAGGTAGCAAGCATTCCTAACCTGCTTTGATAGCCTAAAAACTCCGAGTGATTAGCTAACTCCATAGGATCATTAGGGGAGGGAGTGGCTGTAAAAGCAAACTTGTAAGGGGTATTATGGAAATACTCAAAAAGTTGCTTTTTGATTTGACCTTCAAAATTCTTCATTATCGAACTTTCATCGACGATCAGCCCCGCATACTCTTGTGGATTGATGTTGTGTAAATTCTCAAAATTGGTAATGGTTACCTTGTCAAGGTCAAACCCAAACTTTTCGGCTTCCCTTTTGGTCTGTGCCACCACTACCAAAGGGGCAAGGATTAACACAGGCTTATTGGTGTGCCTTACGATTTGGCTTGCTGTTTCAAGTTCCATTACGGTCTTACCTAATCCACAATCAGCAAATACAGCGTGTTTGCCCTTGCTAAGGTTACGCTCTACAATGAACTGCTGAAAAGGAAACAGCTTATCATTCATCGGCAAAGCGGCAAAGCCTTTATGCTCCTTTGCTTTCTGCTTCGATTTTAAAAATTCTTGATACTCGTTCATTTTGATTTGAAATTAGAGATTTAAAAAAAGATTTATGCGCACTCAATCTCCTTTCAAATCGGTTGTTAATTAGCCCCCGCTCACGGCTCGAACGTGAGTGCTTGCCAATCGGGGTACGAATAAATAGTTAGCCAAAACGTTCTTCACATAATTTCTCAAACTTTCTAATTCCTAAGTCATTTACTGCTTCTGAGAAGTTTTTGTATCCTAATTTTAAGGCAAGAAATGTCTTCTTGTCATATAACCCCATCCTATTAACCATTGCTTCTATAATTCTATACTCTTTATCTCGTTCTCTTTCTCCTTTTTCTGATATTATGGGAGAACTTGTTAGTTGTTTCCTTAGGCTATTTATCGCTTGCTCTAAGTAGTCGAGTTGTTCTAATAATTCACTGTGTTTCATTGCTTATTATTTTATGCTTAAACTATGAATAAATTGCCTGCCTTTCTCAGTCCAAACCATAGATTGAGAGGTCTTAGGCTCTCCTGTCTTTGTATCAAAATAAGGTGTTATACGCATGTCTGTATATCCTTTATCTTGATAGGTATGAGTAAGGAACCACTGCCCACTTTGAAAGAATTGTATTTTTCTTTCTTTTAGTTTTTGGTTTAAAGCCTGAGCGCTCATACCTAAATCTTTTGCTATCTGTGTAGTGGTGAAAGTACTTGTACTCTGTAACACTTCATCTGTATATTGTGCTTTGGGAGCGAGGTACTTTATCTCTGTTTCTTGTAATTCTACTTTGCTCTCAAGCATTTGTACTTTTTGTTTGCTTGCTTCTAATCGCTTTTGTAGAATATTCATAGCATTGTAGATAGCTTCGTCCTCGTCTGAAATAGTGGTAACGCCTGTTTTTAAAAGTTCCTTTATCCTATCGTTACACCATAGTTTAAAATCAACTGATAGCCATTGGGCAAAGTCTAAAGCTAAATCCTCATCTAACCAAGTACCTCCTCCAAATTCAGGCATTCCTGATTTAGTCATAATTAATTGATTTTCTGATTTGTGAGATTTTCTCACAATTGCATCAATTAATTCTCTTGTTGCAGGAAGTCTTAGGTAGTCAATTGGTCTTTTGTTGAACGCTTTAGCCATTTCGGTAGCGTTAATCATTACATCACCATTCCCAAGTTGGAAAGTGATATTATTTCCGTTGTAGTTATAAACTTGATTATTCATTGATTATTTGTTTTTAGGGGTTAGTAGTTCCTTAGAGTAAAAGATAAAGTTATCCAAGTTGTAGAAGTCATCAGCAGTCATACAATCAGCGATACAATCATCAATAGTCTGTATTTGCCAAAGGATATTGTATAACCTATCCTTTAGCACTCCTTCGGGGAGTTCATCTAATCCGCTGTTAAGATTGTCAAGTAAAAGGTCTTTCGTATTTGAAAGATTGAAGATTTTGTTCTCTAACTCCATGCCTATATGGGCAACTTTTGGGAGGAGTTCTAACAATGAAGATTGGGCAGATGTCGCACTGCAAGGCGTGTTTATGCAATTACTATTATTCATTGCATTAACATTTTCATCGTACTTTGGCATTTGCGAATGAAAATATTTGTTAGTAAGAAAATAGGAAAGGCTATCGCCCCCTTTACTCGCCAAAGTACATTTACTATTCTTTTCAGTATAGCAAACCGCAGGGTTATGATAGCCTATAATATTTGCAACATTAGCTGTTGCAGTATTGACATTAAAAAATGCTAATACTGAAATAGAACTAAAACATACTTTGGCGAAGTATGGCGCAAATGTACGACTATTTTTAAAACTAACAAACATTTTCATTCTTTTTTATTGCTTATTTTACTTTAAATCTTGCTTATTTACTTTTTTGCATTGGTTATTAGACAGTTAGAAATATTTTTTTGCCTTGCTTAATGAGGGGTAAAAATTGCTTATTCCTCATCGCTTATCGGTTCAGGCAAATCTAATCCGAAGAAATCCATACATAGCTGCCTGATTTGCTGTTTAAACTCCTTCTCCCATTCGTAAGTAGTCAGCTTGGTGCTGCTCTTTGGCACTCTTACCACTTCTCCAGTGGCAGGATTGACACGCTCCTCATAGTTACAAGTTGTCTTTAACAGCGTATGCACTTCGTTAGGATTGTATAACTCCCCCCACTCGTTATAGATAGCTGTCTGTATAAGTGGTATCCAGCAAGCCCAATAGAAGGCATTTTGCTCGATACTCCTTTTCTTGCTACGCCTTTCAATGGTTAGGTTGATAGGCAAGCCCTCAAAGGATCCAATCGCACGAGTTACCATTTCTCGGTTACCTACCAGCTTGCCATCTTTAACGGTAGTGGGGATTGTTATCTTCTTCATTGTCTTTTAGTAATAGATAGAGGAATATAGCTGATACCATGGCATGGGTGGCTTTGGTATAGTCCCTTAGAATTATCAAACAAATGAGATTAAGGGCTAACATCAGAACGATCATTGCTTTTGTCATAATAAAGGTTTTGCTATTTCTAAGAGTTCTCTTTGGTCTTCGAGAAATTTGTCTCTTATTTCTTCCGTTTTGAAAGAAACCACCCTTTTACATTCAATAGATTCAAAAGTGTGAAATTCTCCCTCACAAACTTGGATACTAAACTTTTCCTCTTCATCTTCCCAATCAGGTTGCCAACCCTCATTGTAATAGTCTCTAAGAAATAGGAGTCTCCTTAATGCTTCCGAAGCATCTGCTAATTCCTGTGTTGGGTAACCTGAGCAAACTTTATCACAATTAGATGAATAGAATATTTCTTTACTATTATGTGAATTATTCCAAGCTTCCTCAAAAGTTGGAGCAGGTGCTTTTTGTTCAAAGCCTTGAAATTCTACTTTGTATGGTTTTGTGGAGAGAGTAGGCGTTTTACAATCACAACCGAAATGACCAATCATATAACCTTTTTCGGTGTAATAGACACTACTTTGCGTACATAAAGGGTCTAACCTGTATTTTGAGAAGAATTTAACCTCTAATAGAATTTTATTGCTTTCATAGTGAATTCCTATTATTCTTCCATCCACATCAGGAAAAAATATTTGGTCATAAACCTTCATTCCTATTTTAAATATTGTTTCCATAAGCATTATTGATACTCTACAATTAATTCTTTTGAATTTCTATAAACAACCTCCCCATCTTCGGTTACTTCACTGACATGATACATAAGCCCTTGTTCATTGTCTGGTTCTTCCTTTTCAAGGTAATCAAATGGACTTTCTTCAAAAATATCCATCGCTTCTTCGTAGCTGTTAGCTTCTACAACGGCTGTGTAAGTACTTTCTTCCACATGCTCGAATTTAATTACATACTTTTTCATGTTTCTTTATTTTTAGTTACTAAAAAGGTAATCCGTCTCCTTCTTCCTGATTGTCAAATATCGCAGGGTTAGGCTCTTTACCGTTGTTATCAAATATCTGCGGTTGTTGTACCTGCTGTGGCGCTCTCTGTGGAGGAGGTGCAGGCGCTGCTTGTGCTACTGGCTGCTGTGGTGCTTGCTGCTGTGGTGCTTGCTGCTGATAAGCTACATTAGTAGCCTGTATCACCTCAATTTTCCACCCCTCAATCGTGTTAAAGTACTTGGTCTCTCCTTGTGGGTTTGTCCATTCTCTCCCGCGTATATTGATATATACCTTTACATTTTGCCCCACTTGCAAGCTGTCTAATAAGTCGCAACGCTGCTGGGTGAATTGAATGATGATCGTTTGCGGGTATTGCTCCTCCGTTGTGATTACTAAATCCCTTTTCTCAAAGCCGTTTTGTCCTATTATCTGAGAGGGGAATATTTGCTTTATTCTTCCTTGTATTTCCATATTTTTTTAATTTTGTTTTATAATGATACTGTCTTTTCGGTAATTTACTTCAGGAAGCTCTAACAGCTCCCCATTCTCATCTACTAGTAACAAGCCTTTCTCTTTGTTAATGAATGCAGATTTGTACTTATCTTCTATCTCTTTAAGATTGTCAGATGCTATTCGCCATTCTCTTATCCCCTTGAAGTTAAAGGTTCGCCCGCCGCTTCTTACCTCGAACTTAGCGCCCTTGTAGCTGCCTGAATTGTATTCTATCTGTGCAAGGATCTGCTCTTCATGCTCTTGTTCAAAGGCTTTTACAGCTTCGATATATGCTTCACATTCTTTTTTTTGTTCCCTGAAAGCGAGGACGGCTTCCAATATTGGCATCTCGCCGTCCTCTACTTTTTGGCACTTAGCTACAAACTCATCTTGTAGCTGTTGGAATAATTGCTTACTGTACCCCATTTTGTTTTTCATTTAAAAGTTCATTAATCCTTGTCTCTACCTCCTTGCTTACCTTATAGTATTTCTTAACATCATTAACGCTTGTTATTTTGCCCTCACTGATACCCTTAGTAACATTAACCCATTCTTTGGTTACATTCTTATCTTTATCTACTATATTGAGCCATGCCAACGCTTTGGGAGGATCTTGGTGTGCGGGAGCACTTGCATTGTTGCCGTCATCATCATCAGCCCCGATACATACCAACGATTGCAGTCCGTAACGTCTTGCGTATGTGATTCCAGAACCTTGCGCTTGGGCATCGTTCTGCCTTGCATATATTATCTCTGTTAAACTCTCCATAGTCTGCCCGCTTTCATGTAAGAGGAGTGTTTTTACATAATTCTTACCCTCAATCGTTACTAATGGCTGTAATACTGCTATGCCATATTTGTTAAGCGTGGGTATCACCGCTTCACGTACTGCATTAAGGTCTGCGTATTTGTTTTTTAGGAAAGGGTTTGTCGTTCCCTTGACGGCATTTGCCATTTCACTCTGTGCCTTGATAAATGCCTTTGCGATTTCTGTTTGGTACTCATTCATTTTGATATAATTTTGATTGTTATTCTTCGTATTGGCTTAGTCTCTCACGAAACTCAGCTGCTATATTCTGCCTTGTCACATCTATATAATTGATATAGTCATTAATGGGTACTTCACGAGTTACTTTGCTATCAATAGGAAGTGAAATAAACCCTATCACCCTATCACTATCAGCACCAAAGCCCCATATATAGCGATCGTCTATTCTGTCTATCTGTACGAGCCAATCGCCTATTTCATAGCATTTGCCCTTCTCTATAGTTGTTTTCATTGTTCTTTGCTTTTAGTGGTTACTTTTTCAAGTGTATCGCCGTCGTATAGTCCGTAACACCCCTTATTGAACCTTACCTTGACTATCTCAAGACCTTTGTTATTAATTACCTCTACTACGACCCCTACCTTGCCACGCTGTCCGTGAGGGTCTGTTGTTATAAAGGGATTAAACCTTACTATATCATTTACTTTCATATTACCATGTATAAGATGTTGCTAAATCTGGGTACAGCCCCTCAGTATCTTCAAACTGAAATTCTTCATTAGCTCGGTTGGTGAGTACTGTTGTTAATACGCTTTCTTGTTTTTCAGTAACCTTAACCTCTTGGAAGTTGATATAAATATGCTGTATCTCTACACTGTGGCAGCTTGCATTATTGTTACCCTCGCAACGGGTGGTTACATCATAGTAGATTGCGCAATACCAATCATCAGGGTAATCGTCTTCTGTGATAAACTCACAACTAAAAAGCCTGTGACTGTCTTCTCGCAAGTCCAACAAGTCGCTATAATAATAACGTTGCTTGCGTTCTTCGTTGAGTACTCGCTCAAACTCGGTATTTGTCATTGTTCTCATAGTTATACGTATCTTAATTGAGTTTTTTTAAGGAGTTTTTCAAAAGCCAATTTATCAGCTTGTGGTATCAAGCAGTCGTTATACTGCTCTTTTTGCTCGTGGTTTAACTCGCTATAACGTTTGTTTTTATAGCACAAATAGCCGTTAATCACTTGTAGTTGTTGGTCTTGCACTTTTTTTGCTTTTCTCTTGCGAGAAAATAATTTTTGTAGTAATTTTGCCATGATTTAAAATTTTGTTTGTTAAACATATGCCTCGCATGCCAGCGGGGCTTTTTTTATTAGAGTTATGTAGTACTCACCTTTATCGGTGCGTATTTGTATATCACCATTCACTAATAACTTCTGTACAATATCTATATATACACGAGGATACATATACTTTTTACCAATCTTGAAAAACTGAACAAGTTGCAATTCTCTCAATTGTTGCATTATATCACGCCTTATAGGTAACCCCAAGTAATTGCAGAACTGCTCACCCGTTACGTTTAATGAATCTATTGCTTTCATGATTATTCTACTTTAACATCGTCAATTGAGTACCCGTAACTCTCATACAGCGGCATTAGATTGACATTTAATAAGGTATTACTTCTTCTTCTTGCAGATTCTCGTATTGCTGTCTGCGTCTTTCTCATTATAAGTGCTATTTGTAGGCTTAATTCATTATTAGTTAATATCTCATTAGAGACAGCCTCTGACAGCTTACCAGTAATGGTTCGTTTTTTTTTAACCTCTTTCATTGCTAATTGAATTATATTTACTAATTTTGTTGCGTAAAATGTTACTCATTTTTCACGATGCAAAGATACGAAACATTTTGTAAAGTACAATACAAAAAGTAAAGTATTTCTGTTAATTAATATGTTAAAGTTTTTAAATGATTGATTTTTAAATAGATGTAGTGAAAAATTTTCTAAGAAAGAACTGGATGGGGCTGTTATCTATAGTGATAAGTGTAGGTACATGGTTATCTTTTTGGCTAAGATTTAGCCCTTTTACATGGGATAGCTTTGGGGCTATGGCTGCAACTATGGGGATAATTGTTGCTTTCTTGACAGGATTTCAGATTTGGGCAGTTATTGATAATAAGGAACGGGATAAGGAGTTAAAAAATATCGTAAATGAGCACAAAACCTATACACAACAACAAATAGATGACTTAAGAGAAAGTAGTAATGATCTATTAGATTCCTATAAGGATGAGATAGCTGAAAAAAACAGCTTATGACGAAGCTAATTTTAAAGGGTTTCAAAAGTTTATCTTTGGAGAACTATATGGATTAGCTAATGAAGTCGCCAACAGCAGGGCAAAAAAACAAAATTTTGACGATATTTTCTTTCTCTACAGGCTGAAAACTATTCAATTTTTATTAAAGGCAGAAGATTATAAGTTGTTAAAGGAAGTATTGATAAACACACTATATACTTTATTACATCATCAGGTATATATAGACAATGATAATATCAAAAAATATGTTCGTTATATATCTAATTGGATTAATGAGTATGGAAAAGAAGATGAAATAACAAATTTGTTCGTGAATTTGCAAAACTTACTATTAAACAAATTAGATAGTGGAATTTAGTATATATACTTCACCATTCTTAAGTCTAATATAAGAAACCTTTATTTCATCATCTATTCTCTTTTTTGTTTCAATATGTTTATCTATAGGCTGTTGAGTGTTATTAAAACGAGGTTTGTCCTGAATTGTTATTCTTGTATCAGGGTCTGATGTAGTTGGATAAATCAATGTTTTTTCTGATTTAGGCGTTTCTTTTTCCTTAGAAACAATTTTAAAAGGAAACCTTAAAGGGAAACGGAATTCAAGGTCAAATTCTTTATCAGGATTAGTTCTTTCCAATAGATACATTGCAAATAAATGAGCAAATAATAGGCAAAGAAAACCTATAATCGAACCAACAAAAAGCTCAGGATAAATATACATAACAAACGAATTTAAAATTAAAGCACAAAGGTATGAAAAATAATTTAGATACGCAACAAAATGTAAAGCAATCTATTCCTATCAATGATAGATTTTTAGATGTGCTTAAATATTACAACTACTCAGGATATAAACTTTCTCAAGAAACCAATATATCCCAGTCTCAAATAACTCATATTAAAAGCTATAGGAACAAGGTTAGTGATGATGTTATGGAGGAGCTGTTGAAAAAATTCCCTGAAATCAGCAAAGACTGGCTCCTTACTGGCAATGGCTCTATGCTCGTCCCACAGATAGAAGAAGTTGTACCAGAGGAAGAAGAGGAAGACGATTTAGTATTATTCCTAAGAGATGAGCGCAAAGGGTATGATATTTCTCTGATTGATATTAATGAAAAAACACGTATCCCTGTAAAAACGCTTAAAGAGGTACAACAAGGTATAACAGAACTATCTACAAAGCAAAGAAATGCTTTATCTAAGTACATAGAGGAAGCGAGGGAGTATTTCCAAGATGAATCAATAGGGAAACCTGTTGGGAGACCTACGGGGTACTACTACCCTGAAGTATACGCAAAAGCAGGGTTTGATATTGCTGACTTTAACAATGAAATGCAGCGTATTCCCGTATATATACCTAACTTTGGTGACGATGTTACCTTTATAAATGTATATGGGGATAGTATGTATCCTAAGTACAAAGCAGGGGAAGTTATAGGAATTAAGCCCGTTGATTTCGTATATTTAGTATTCGGACATCCTTACGTGGTAGTGTTTGACAATGGAGATGTTAATATAAAGTATGTTCGCAAAGGTTCAGATGATCTTCATGTGAGTTTAGAAAGCGAGAATCCGAAATACGACCCTCGCGAGTATCCTCTTAAAATTATTCGTGCTTTTTATGCCGTAAAAGGAAGTGTAAAGAAAGAACGAATGTAAAAATGAACCAATAGTGAACCAAAGAAAGAATAAATATAATATAACTTACTGAAAATAAACAATATAAAAATATACGACGACGTCCAGAACGTATACCACACCATGAAAGAAAGCGAAGAATAAGAAGCAATAACGGCGCCTTTTCTTGAGAGAAATTAGTTATAGGGATTGTTTATTTTTGTAGATACAAAGATAAACAATCCCTATTTTTTAATTATTCAAGAGCTTTTAAGAGATGGAATATGAATCATCCTTTACTATTTTGCTCCTAAGGATAAAAACACTTAGGAAAAAGAATATTGTAACTTTAGTTAGAGGCATTGATACATCGAGCAAAAGCATAGCAAACGCAAAACCTTACTCTTACAAGATTCTAAAGGTAAATTGGCAGCTACCCTATTGGTACCACTGAGATTACGAAGTTTTAATGAAAAAATTAGAAACAGATTTTTAGCTATGTTTTTTGAAAATATTTTAGGAAAAATATCCAGTCTATTGGGCACAAACACCCAGAAAAAGAAACCTACCTCCTGCTGGGTTTTTTACGCCAAAGAAGAATGTATCGGAGGCAGTCCCTATCCTTTGGAAGACTTCCAAAAAATAATAAATAACTATACCCAGCTAAACGACCATAATACCGAACTGCTACTTGGGACAATCCATGAAAAGGATACCTCAGGGATGATTTCCATTTGTTTGAAAGAGAACAATTCTCCCTCAGAAAGCTATAGTTCTTTTATCCCTCAAAGTATTATATTTGAAGATATTAACGAAAATGTACGCTATGCAATCTGCCGCATCAAGGACAAATGCGAGTGGGTGCGATATGCCTATTTTATCTCTGACAAAAAAGGTCATAGATCGTATGATTATATAGGAAAAAACGATCCTGTAACCGATAGCAGCACCATCGAACGACTCAAAAAACGCCTTGCTGTTTATGTAGATTTACAAATCGCCTTATTGAAAAAGCAAGAAGGCAAAGGAGAAATAGCGCCTCAAAACATTCAAATATCCAAACAGTTCCAGAAAGAATGGCTATCATTGGCTGACTTACTCTCCATTCCCTCTCGCGCTGCCAATAGAATCTGTATGAGTGTATTAGGCGAAGAAGATCTATCCGATGCTTTCCTTTCCGAGATGATAGCCTCAAACTACTTGCAGGTAATTGATTGGAAAACAGAAGCAGAAGATGTCGTCTATAACTACAACCTGCTAAGTAAACAGCTAAAAGGCAAAGAATTAGACTTGGAAATAGACAACAATACGCCTCCCGATGAGGTGTTTCAGCTCTTAGCAGCAAAAAGTGAATTTGCTCTTTATAATATAGATATAGGAGGCGACAGCTATATCATAGGGCTTTGTCCAAAAGAAAATGCAGAAGCTGCACAGCGTCAGTACGGAGTATTGTTTTCGATGTTAGAAGATGAAGCAAGTGTTCTCTTGATATCTTAACAAAACGATAGTTTATAAAAAAGCATTAGAGATAAATCCCTGCTTATAGGATAGCCTACAAGCAGGGATTATTGTAATTTACACATTAACTAATTCGCCAATTATTTTTGTACCTTTGTCTTTTCAATAAATCTCCTGAATAAAATGAACTCTTTTGTAGCCTTAGACTTTGAAACCGCTAACCGATACCGCAGCAGTGTTTGCAGTATCGGACTCGTTTTTGTAGAAAACAACGAGATTGTCGATACTTATTACCAACTGATAAAACCAGCTCCTAACTATTATTCCCCTTTCTGTACCCAAGTACACGGACTTTCGCAGTACGACACCGAAAAGGCTCCTCTCTTCCCTGAAGTATGGACAGAAATACTGCCTAAAATAAAAGAGTTACCCCTTGTAGCTCATAATAGTAGTAGCTTTGATGAAGGCTGTTTGCGGGAAGTATTGGCTTATTACAAGCTTCCACAGCATACCAATCCTTTTTTTTGCACTTTGCGAGCAGCACGCAAAAGCCTTCCTCAACTTCTGAATCACAAGTTAGACACTGTATCCGCTTATTTTGGTTTTGATCTCAAGCAACATCACCACGCCTTAGCCGATGCCGAGGCTTGCGCACATATCGCTTTAGAACTTTTCAAGTGAGGCTTTGAGTCCATTCAGCTATTGCCATAAAACTTCGCGAAGAACCTTGGGGCCACAGCCATTTTGCTATTATAGACCCCAACGGCATTGGTATTGATATAGTAACCTATTCCGCACCTGAATAAAAATGAAAATCCCCGCTGAAAGAAAAATCTATGAGCGGGGAGGGTTTCATTCTTCGTCTTCTTAATCTAAACACCTTTCAAAATATAAATAGGGGTGCGCTTTAATTGTTTCATACCAATCACTATCGTGTGTTACAATAAATTCATTATTATTGTTATTTTTATAACTTGAGATAAGAACGTGATTATCTATTTCTTTCCAAACAAGTATTCCATCTTCTGCACCTACAATACCTTTCCTATATTCTCCTAAGTAACATCTCCACTTTTTAAATGGCAACATCTTGTCCATAATTAGTACAAATTCGTCTATAGTATCGGGTAGATAAAACGTAGCTGGATTGGGATCTTTCACATCATCAGCAGCACATACACTGTCTCTACTTAGGTATACCTTTACTTGTTTATTTTCTACATCTTTCATTTTCTAATTCTCTAATTGAGTCATTTTCTCAATACGTTTATTGAGTTTTTTCAAATCCTTTTTAATTTTTCTTTCTTGGCGTTTGGTGCCTCGTAGTACCATTTTGGCTATCTTTCTTTGCTTTTTGCTGATGTTCTTATTGAAAGCAAAGAAAGCATCTTTATGCTTATCTGCTAAAAATTCTTTAGCTTCGGCTTGCATTTTGACAGTTTTAGCGAGCTTGGTTTCCAATTTTTCTTTTTCGGCTTGTAGCTCAGTAAGGGTTGAGGATTGCTCTTGAGATTGTGCTCTGGCAATACCTCCTAAAAATAATGAAAATAGAGCTGCTATTAAAAATCTTTTCTTCATCTTTTGTATGATATTTTTTAAAGGGCGCAA